TGCGAGAACCACACCTGACCGTGGGTTTTGAGGGCCTGCTTGGTCCTCCGCGCCAGCGCGGTGCCGAGCGACGGGAGCTTGCGTTTGAGGCGCTCCTTGTCGGAGCGGTTGACCCCGCTCCTTCTGCGGCGACGTGCCATCTACTGCCACCTCCGCCGCTTGTGCCGAGCGAGGCGGCGCTTCACGTCACGGAGCAACATCAGGTCGCGCTGCTGCTGCGTCATCCCGTGCTTGGTCATCACGGAGCCAGACGGGTTTCGCATGCGCCGGACGCGCTCGACGATCTCTTGATCGAGAGCGCCTGCAAGGTCGGGGTGCGCAGCGATGAACGCGGCGGGGACCACAGCCTCGGTGGCCGCCGCAACCATGCCTCCCTCGTACACCACCTCGACGTAACCGGGTGCGAACGGCATGTTTTCCCTGAACTCGATCATCCCGAGTTCCAGGTCGGTGTTGTAGTTCGCGGTGTCGAGCGCACTGACTCCGGTGAAGTCGCGACTGCGCGCGTACTTGACCGAGGTCACGCTGACGATGGGCGACCCCTTCAGCGAGAGCATGTGCTGGTGCAGCGAGACTCGATAGACCTCCGTGCGTGCCGTCTGCCAGACGTGCCGCCCCATGAACTCTTCGGCGTCGGCGGACACCTCAGCGATGAGTTCGTTGAGCAGCGTGTCGTTCGTCTCCTTCTCGGAGAACGCTCCACGGCGCTTCACGCGGTCGATCGTCGTCAGCAGGACAGGCATGGTCTACAGGTCGATTCCGGCGTCTCCCTCCCAGGGGGTCTCGTCGCTCTCCCACTCCTCATCGCTCGATCCTGCGAGCACTTCGTCAACCGCCTCCGGCGAGACAGCAACATGCACGTCGGGGAAGGGCATCGCCGCCACCGGCTGAACCCGGGTGACCTGATTCGGCTTCGCTGCCAGGGCGATCGGGTCGTCGTCGGCAAGGATCTCGCCGGGGCGCGCGACCACTTCGGCGCCGTCGTACAGCGGCTTACGTACCTTCCACGGCATCGGCATCCTCCTCATCGAACGGGGACTCCGCGGGAGCCCTGGGGTCTGTCTTCGGCTCGCGGTCCGCGAGTCCGGGCAGAACCGAGGGCGGTGCGTCTGCCCGCGGTTCGTTGGCCGCGAGCTTCGCGCGCGGCTTCCGTTTCGGGCGTGCCGACCCGTCCAGGTGACCGTGCGCGATCATCCAGTTCACGGCAGGCTTCACCCACGCCGAGGGGTCGCGCAGGCTCGCGCGCGCAGCCTTCTCCTCGGCCTTGGGGACCGGCTCCAGGAACCTCTCCTGCGAGGAGCATAGAGCGCGCTCGTACTCCTGATCGAGATCCACGACGAAGCCCGGACCACCGCGCCGGTTGTTCGCGGTCTTCCCGTGGTGCAGGTTCCTCGGGTCGATGACGAAGAGAGGCCAGCGCAGCGCCTTGTTCTTCTTCACGCGCCACAGCCCGGTCATCTGCGCGGTCGTTCTCGTGTGCTTCGACATGTCTGTTCGGTGCTCGGGTTTCGGTGAGCTTCTCGGGTCGGGTGGCTGGGGCGGGGACCGGAGTCCCCGCCCCGTGTCGCTGACCGGTCTACGCGGCGGTCGTGCCGATCGAGAAGGCGTCGAGGTGATCGAAGCCGGTGTCGGCGTAGAGGATCCCGCGGATCACGGTCTGGTCGGCCAGGAAGGTCGAGGCGCCGATGGCGGTCGCGGCCAGCTCCAGGGTTCGCCAGAACGGGACGCGGATGTTGTTCCACGCGCCGAAGATGACGGTCTCCTCGCCTCCCGTGGTGCCGCCGTTCGCGAGGATGGTGGTCGTGCGGATGGGGTAGCCCAGCAGCCGGGTCATCGCTCCGTCCTGCGTGACGATGCGCGACACGTCCACACCAGAGGTGCCCGAGGGCATCTGGATCGCACGGGACCAGTCGGTCGGGTTCATGACCCACCCCAGCGATCCGCGCAGCGCGTTCGCGTTGGCGAGGTCCGTCAGGAACTCCATCGCCAGAGCGAAGGTCCACCCGCTCGTGAGGTCCACCGCTCCGGGGTTGCCCTCGCCGGTGTACGCCTCCGAGGCGTTGAGCAGGCCGGTCGGGTTGGCGCCGGTGCCGTCCGCGGTCAGGATCCCGGTGTCGATCGCGACCCGGAACTGCTCCATCAGGTCGTGCCGGACGATCTCCTCCGCGGTCGGGCGGGAGTTCGTGATGAGCATGTTGGACAGGCGGACCGCGGCGGTCAGACGCCGCGGGCGCATGGTGTGCTCACCGACCGTCGGATCGCTGGTCGAGATCGTCGCGTTCTCGTAGTCCCACGTGGCGGAGGCCCCCGAGAGCAGCACGGGGATGGTGATCGTGCCGAACTGGTTCGGGAGCGCGCGCGCGCCGGATTGGAAGACGACGGAGTCGGCCCGCAGCAGGTCGATGAACTCGTTGAGGTGCGCCTCGGGAACGAGGTGCTGGCCGGCGAGGGCGTCGGGCGACGACTCGTGACCAGTGTTCATGGTCGTCTTGATGACGAACTCCTGGTGACGCTTGCGCATCTCCTTGAACACGGACATCTCGTAGCCCGCGCCGATCTCGTCCACCTGGTGCGGGTGGGCGATCGCGAGGGCGGCGCGAGCCATCGAGAACTCCTCGGTCGAGTCCTCGGTGCCGGGGAGGTGGAAGTCCGGGTTCTCCTCGCGGTACGCCTTGATGGCAGCGGGGAGCGCGGCCTTGACCTCCTCGGTCAGCCTCGCGCAGAGGTCGGCGTCGCGCTCGTCGAAGCGCTTCGCCATCTCCAGGTTGATCTTCTCCAGAAGACCTTCGATCGCCTTCGTCTGCGCGCTGGCGGGTTCGTTTTCGGGCGGCATGGAATCAGTCCTTCTTCGGTGGGTCTAGGCGGACCCGAGTCGCTCGGCGGCAAGTTGCGCCGCTCGGGTCAGGAAGTCCCCTCCGGGATCGGCAGGAACCGGCGGGTCACCAGCGGGCGGATCATCGCCGCCCGCAGACTCCGCATCCGTGCCACCTTCGGGGGTGCTCTTGTTGGTGAGGGCGTCGGTTAGCCCCCTGATTGCGTCGAGGCTGTCGCGGTCAAGGCGCAGCAGCGTCACCGCGGCGCGCTCCTCGGGCTCGGGGTCGCAGCCGCCTTTGTCCTCTCCGTCCGGCGGCGCCTCCGCGGGCGCGGGGGCCTCATCCTCCAACGTGCCCACGACAGCCGCTGCGGCGGCCTTGAGGTCCGGCACGAGGATCATCCGGCGCCGCAGAGTGCGCTCGTCTTCTTCGGTGAGGTTGAAGGCGCGCTCGACGGCCTCGATGAGCTCCGGGTCCACCCCTTCCTCACGCGCGAGACGCAGGAGCGGCTGTGCGCGCTCGACCGTTTTTACCCGCAAGGCGTTCGAGTTCGCGGGGACCGGAACGACCGACAGCTCCAGCAGTTCTTGCTTCTCGTGCAGCACCCCCCACGGTCCGAGGCCGAGCTTCTCGCGATGCTCCTCGGACTCGGGCCAGACCATCTTGAGCGGAACGAACCCCACGCTCACGCCGGGCAGGGCGCCCTTCGCGACGAGCTTCTCGATCAGGGGGGCCTGCGGGTTCTCGTCGCCCTCGTGGAAGATGCTCTCCGTCATCAGGGCGGGTTCGCCATCGTGGCGCCCCTGCCACACCTTGACGACGCTGCCGATCGGGAGGCTGCGCTGGTCGTGGGCGAAGAGCAGTTGCGGGTTTTTCTGGAAGCGCCCCAGTTCCCACCCCCGCACGAGGATGCGGTCTCCCACCGCGTCACGAGATTCGTCCGAGGCCACGTGCTTGAACTTGCGCTTTCCGCCGGGTTCATCCTCGCCCGCAGCGCGAACAGCCGTCTCCACCGACACAGCCCCCGGCGCGAAGCGGAAGTGCATCTCGGACTGATCGCCCTTCACGGCGAGCACTTCGGTTCGGTCGGCGCCGTCGAGGTCCGCGTCGGTGGCAACCCCGTTGAGGATCTTCTGAATGAGGGCACGGTCCAGCATGGGTCAGTCCTTCACGACGGGCGCTGTCACACAGCGGCAGTTGATGACATCCTCGGGGTCCCCCGCGGGATCGCCCGGGTGGTGCAGGGGACGGTCGGTGCGGAAGCTGTCGCCCACGGCGCGAACGACGCCGTCCAGAGCAACGTGAGAGTGTGGTTCCTTCGATCGCACGAACTGGTCTCCCGAGGTCACCCACTCGTGCTCCTCGACGCCTTCACGCCGCATCTGCTCGAATCGCGTCCCGTTGGCGGCTCGGTTGACCTCGGTCCTGGCGATGGTGCTCGCGCGCGCCGACCTCCCGGTAAAGACCCGTTGCAGCTCGGCGCGCAGGGCAGGGAGCGCTTGACGCACGTGGTCTTGCAGGGTCGCGAGACCGAACGGCTGCGCCTCGAACGCGGCGACAAGGGCCTTGCGGACCGCCTCGGCCAGCGTCGAGTTCACGCCCTCCGCAAGCCGGATGTTCTGCGTTCGCAGGAAGTTGGAGGCCCACGGGTCATCAGCGGGGATCGGCACGCCCCCGATCTCTCCCGCGAAGTCGTCGGAGGCAGCCTCAAGCACCTCGGACAGAGGCACGTTCATCTCGTCCGCGAGCTTCGCGACCCACTCGGCGTACGCAAGGAGCAGATTCCCCATCAGCGCTTCGTCCGCGATGATGTCGGCGGGCGAGACCATCGCCTTCGTCTCGACGCCGGCGGCGCTGGCAAACACCTCGGGGCCGCCTCGGGCAATCGCCTCGATCAGCTTGACCTGGGCATCTTCGTACTTGCGCAGGAAACGCTTCGCGGCAGCGCGGACCTTCGCCTCTCCGTCGTGGATCACACGCTCGTCGGTGCGCGTGTAGTAGGCGCGGCGGCGTTCGCCTGCCGCGTCTTGGGGGAGCGCCTCGCGCGTGACCGGTTGAGCCGCGGTCGCAGCAGCACCCCCGGTACGATGTGCGCGAGGCGCGTGCTTGCCG